ATATTTAAAATCAAAACAGATAACTTATCTAAAATTGTAGATACAGATAATTTTTGGGAAGAAGATGTTGACGCTATTTTAGAAAACGAAATTTATAATTTAAGAAAAGAAGAAGTAGATATGTTTGGCACTATGTCAAGCATTGTAGAAGTAAAGGAGGTAGCATGAGAAAACATCAGCATAAACAAAAATTTAGTTGGTACGATACCACTACTTACATAATGTTCGAAGAGGATAACAGAGGTTACATATATGGAATCGCTGAGTGGTTTGGTTGCCCTAACTTAGATGAAATGTTAGACGAGCAGTCAGATTCTGTGAATTGGTCGTGGTTTAAAACTGAGGAAGAAAGAGATAAAGCATACGAGGAGGTAGCATGAGTAAAGAATTATTTTTAGTCTGGTATACAGACAATTATGGGAAAAGAACATTAGAAATCATAACCGATAACCCTAGAAAGTGGTTAGCAGATGAGAACGAAGAAAGAGAAGTAAATTACGAACTTGATGATTTTGAAATCGAAACTGCTCCATTAGCAATTTATGAGGAGGTAGCATGAGTAAATCTCGAACAAGCAGTTATGCTTTTACTGTATTTAATCCTAATGATAAAGATAAATCAGAAGGATTAGATGAATTAAAAAAGCTAAGAAAAACAATAGCTTACACTAATAAGTTAGGAATTACTAACCATTATGTTAAGTGTCAAGGTAGGTGGGGTAGAAAAAATCCTCACTACAATCAGAGAACAATTCCCTTTTGCCCATTAGAACATGCGGTAAGGTGGGATGTATATTTTTATAGGATGTAATTATGGATAGTATAAGAAGTGTATCTGATGCAATTAAAATTATTGATGATGCTATTACTAGAGAAGTAAAATGGGCAGACGAACCAATTTTAGTTTTGTCTGATGATATTCAAAGAGCTTGGTACATAGTTAAAAATAATACGAGGTAGATTATGAGTATGACAGCAAAAGACCATATGCAAATGATGGCAAGGATTAGACAAGGTTTAGAACCTTTTCCAGATAAGATTAAACCAAAAGTCAAGAGGGCAAAGAATGACAAAACTACTAACAGTACAAGGTAATCCTAAACTAATAAAAGGCGATAAGCTACATGACCAATGGACAAGTGCTATCATGCATTTACATCCAAACAGCACTAAGATATGTCCTTATCAAGATATTGCTAAATGCAAAGATGCTTGTTTAAATACTGCAGGTCGTGGAGGTATCTTTAAAAAAGGCGAGACTACTAACATGATTCAAGAAGCTCGTAAGCGTAGAACTAAAATGTTTTTAGATACCCCAGAATTATTTCTTGAAAAACTTTATGATGAGATATATAAGTTTGAGCAAAAAGCAAAACGCTTAGATAAAAAACCTTGTGTCAGATTAAATGGTACATCTGATATTCAATGGGAGTATCAAGAGTTGCAAGGGGCTAATGTCTTCGATACTTTCCCCGACATACAGTTTTATGACTATACTAAAATACCTACTAGGAAAGTTAGTCACATAAAGAATTATCATTTAACTTGGTCGTACTCAGAAGCTAATAAAAAATATGCTTCATGGTTTGACAAGTTGAGTTATAATATTGCAGTTGTATTTAATCATGCCCTGCCCTTATGGTATAAAGGTCGTAAGGTTATTGATGGCGATAAATATGATATGCGATTTTTAGATGAACCCAATGTTGTTGTTGGCTTGACTGCTAAAGGTAAAGCTAAGAAAGATACATCAGGGTTTGTAATTTCAATAAACTAATAGAGGTAAATATGAAACGAAAAATAGTAAATTTTATCAAAAAGTTTTTAGAGATTGATGAGTTACAAAGTCAGATAACTCAGATTGACAATGAACTACAAGATACTATGAGTAATATAGATGGTGTGCAGATAGATATAGATGATAAACCTAGTCATTACGAAATGGAAAGCTATGTAGATGAACAAATAAATGATAATGTGTCAGACATTATTGAACGAGTAGAAGCATTGGAGAACGCATGATATACAAAACAATTACCAGTATTATTTTAGTTGCCTTTGTTGGTGTTTATATAGTTACTATGTATGGTACACAAAGAGCATTTGCAACTGTTAATAACAACGTCAATGATGTTGAAGAGATAACAGTTTATACACAAGAAATGCAAAAAGAAACTATTGATAGTTTAGCAATGTTAGCAGAAGTTGTTGATAATTTATCGACTGAATTATTTATAGCTCAAGTAGAAATAGAAGAACTGAAAAAAGAATTATCTCTACCGAATCGCCTAGATGAAAAAGCTGATATTCTTTTCGAGGCATTAGTAGAGGAGTAACTATGGCAATGTTTAATTTTCATGAAGACAATACTAGAATTCTAACTAAAGAAGAATACAGAAAGTTTAATGACTTTATTGATAATCATTATGAAGAATTTTATACTAACAAATGGGGGCATGAAGTGTTTTATCATGGCGATAAATTTTTTGTGACCAATCATTCTGATTATACTTTTGAGGAAATGCTAGGAGGTAATGATGAGCAATCAAAATAATGAATTAATAATGGAGTACATAGGCGAAGAGGTAGCAGAGCTATGGCAGTTACCAACTCGACCAGATTTAGAAGCTGATTGTTGTGATTATGTTTGGGAACATTATGATGAAAATACTATTTCTAATTTAATCATTGCTTTTTTATCAACTCATTGTGATACTGCTGTGTCTTCTAAAGACATTGAAGCAATGTCATTGCAACATAAATGTATGATAGAGGCAGATAGTGTTTAAGCATAATCCTATTTTTGGCTATGACTATGAAGGCAGGAATATAGAATGGCAATGGAATGTTAGACCATTAAAAAAAATATTCTGGAAAACTTGGAAACCTAAACTAGAAAATGTTAAACTGTTAAATGTTTCTGACACTAACGAATATAAAATAATACAGAAAAAACTGTATGATGAAATAATAGAAAAAGAACATTCTAAAAGAGAAAGACTTTCAGGAATATATAAAATAAGAAAATGAAATTTAATATTTACATTGGACACTTATCAGCTATGCCAGTTGATGCAGAAAGTGTTGAGGAAGTTAAATCTGTACTGATAGGTAATTCAAAAAAGTTTGTGCAAGATTTATTAGAAGAAGGAGTAATTAAAATTGAACCAACGGAAAGTTCGAGAACTAAAAAAAAGAATTAAACCAATTCAGGTTGAATGGTTGAGGAGTTTATTACCAGAAGAGGAAGCTAAAAAAGTTTCTATTGAGACAGTTGATGACTTATTACCTGACGAAAAACATATGAAAACTATTAAAGGAATTACTTTAGTTCATATGTCTGACAAGTGGATATTAAAAAAACTAAAGAAATATCCAGACATAAAAACCTACAAACAGTTACAGGAAAAAATAAATGCATGAATATGAATGTGAAGTAATTATAGAGAACGAAGTTGAGACTATCAAAACTTTTGCTTTTTCTGTGGTTGAGGCTATCGATAATTTGATAGGCATGACAGCAGTAGAAGACATTGTAAATTTAACTCAGATAGATACAGGTAAGAATTATCCATTCATGGGTGATATAAAATTGCTTCGTCAGATGCGAAGTAAAATAGATAATGAACAATTAATATATGAGACACTAATAAATGGCAGTCAAGAAGACAGTAGTATCAATAAACCCCACTAAGAAAAGTACCTCACAAGGTACAGGTGGAAGAGGCAGAAGAATAAAAGTTTCTATGAAGCATATGAATAAACATCGCAAACGTAGTTATAAAAAATATAGAGGACAAGGTAGATAATGAAAATTATTTATGCTATAATGTTAGGAATGAACACGAGTAATCAGACCCAACAAGCCCTCTATCTCCAATTAGAATGGTTTGGTTTAACTGCTTCTGTGGTTAGAACTCCGACAGTAGTTGGCTCAAAAACTGTCACTAGATTTTTTAATAATAATAAAGCTAAGTGGAGGTAAAACTATGGCTATATTAAATGGTGTCGCCAAGTGGGCGAGTATCACAACTCCTAATACTAGGTTTGAACCAGTGTACACACTTGACTTAATTGTCGAGGAAAGCATTGCGAATGACTTTGCATCTAGGGGTCATAAAGTAAAGCAACATGATGAAGGTCCTGCTTTAGTTATCAAAAGAAAAGTGAATGGTCCTAACGGAATGGTTAGGTCTGCTCCTAGACTTCTTGATAAAGACAAGCAAGAAATAAATGTTGCGGTAGGTAATGGCTCTAAAGTTAGAGTTCAGTACAATGAGTATAGTGGCGAGGGTAAGTATGGTCCTTACATAGGTCTTGACTTACAAGCAGTACAAGTGACTGACCTTGTTGAGTACAAAGGTGCTGATGGCGATGAGCTATTACAAGATGGCGAGGAGTTTTAATGGAACAAGTAGAACAAAAGCCATACGTTACGATTGATGGAGTTGATATAAATGTTGAAGACTTGCCTGAAGCAGGACAAGGAGTATTCGGTAGATTACAACGACTCAATCAGAAAAAAGTAAATCAGACTTTAGACCTTGAGGAAACTCAAGCGGCTATTAACTTCTTTTCAGATAAGATTGTGCAAATAATCAATGAAGACAAGTCTGGTACGACTGAGGTAGAATCAGAGACTAAAACAATTGATGAAGTAGAGGTCGTAGAAGAATCTGATTCATGACATAACATTAAGCTAGGTTAGGTTTTTTATACCTCTTAATTTATCCCTAGCCTAGCTTTCTTATTGGAGATAGAATGCAATACGAAAAAAGTAAATTTGTAAAGCACAGGTTGCCCTGTCCGAAATGTGGTAGCTCTGATGCTGTTTCAATGAATGCTGATAAGTCAGCTTATTGTTTCAGTTGCTCTACTTTTTTTACCGATTATGAAACTGCAAGTGAGGGCAAGATTGTGGAAACAACACCAAAAGCAACAAATACATTTTTAGATTCTTATACTGGAATCTTTGGCGAACTAACCGACAGGGGCATAAGCGAAAGCACTGCTAAAAAGTTTGGAGTTAGGATAGTCAAGGATGCAAAAGGTGGTATCACTCAACACATTTATCCATACTTCAATGGTAATGAGATAGCAATAACTAAGACAAGGTTTGTAGCTGATAAGAATTTTATGACCAAAGGTACATTTGAAGGTACTGGGTTATTTGGAGAACAACTGTATCGCAATACCGGTGGAAAGTATTTAACAATAACCGAAGGTGAATGTGATGCGATGGCAGTTGATGAATTGTTTCAAGGTAAGTGGGCAGTAGTCTCATTGAAACGTGGAGCATCAGGTGCAGTAAAAGATATCCGAGAAAGCATAGAGTTTGTTGAATCATTTGAAAACATAGTTCTGTGTTTTGATAATGACAAAGCAGGGCGAGAAGCAGCCCGACAGGTAGCTAGAATATTAAAACCCGGGAAGGTAAGAATCATGTCTTTCCCTAATGGTTACAAAGATGCTAACGATATGCTTAGTCAAAAACAATTCCAAGGATTTACTAAAGCATGGTGGGAAGCTAAGACATATACTCCATCTGGAATCATGGAGTTATCCAGTCAAAAAGATAACTGGTTAAACAGAGAGGTAAAAGAAAGTATTGCTTACCCTTGGGAAGGTTTAAACAAAAAACTATATGGATTAAGACAAGGAGAATTAGTAACTTTAACCGGTGGTACGGGTCTTGGTAAGTCTTCTGTGACTAGAGAGCTAGAGCATTGGCTTATCAAGACAACCAAAGATAACGTGGGTATCATTGCCCTCGAAGAAAACTGGTTACGTACTGCTGATGGACTTATATCTATCGAAGCAAATGATAGATTATATTTAAATGAGAAACGAGAAAGCTATACTGAAGAAGATTTAAATGCCTTATTTGATAAGGTCATTGAAAAGAATAGAGTATTTATTCATTCACACCTCGGTGCTACGGACATTGATGAGATATTTGCAAAGCTTCGCTACATGATTGTAGGTTGCGAGTGTAAATGGGTCGTGGTTGACCACTTACATATGCTTGTTAATGTCCTAACCGAAGGCGATGAAAGACGTGGAATAGATACATTGATGAACCGACTTCGTAGTCTTGTTGAAGAAACGAATGTAGGACTCATCTTAGTATCCCATTTAAGACGTGCTACAGGCGACAGGGGGCACGAAAAAGGTGTGACTGTCTCCCTGAGTCATCTTAAAGGTTCGCAGGGCATAGCACAGCTCTCTGACTGCGTAATAGCATTGGAAAGAAATCAACAGGCAACTGACCCGGCAGAGGCTAACACGACTAAGGTAAGAGTATTAAAGTCAAGATATACTGGTGATACTGGATTAGCTTGTTCTTTACAATACAATCCTGAAACTGGTAGATTATTTGAAGTAAGTAATGACGAGACATTTGAAAATGAAGAACTTGATTTTTGATATTGAAGCAGATGGTTTAACCCCTAGTAAAGTCTGGTGTATTGTAGCCAAGGATATTGATAAACAAGAAATCTATAAGTTTGGTCCTGATGAATTAAGAGACGGGATTAAATTATTAGAGGAGGCTGATGTTCTAATTGGTCACAATATTCTAGGTTATGATATGCCAGTCTTAGAAAAACTTCATGGGGCTACTTTTAAGTGTGATGTTCTTGATACATTAGTTATGTCAAGATTATACCAACCGGTTAGAGAAAATGGACATAGCTTAAAAACTTGGGGATATCGAGTTAAGTTTTACAAGCAAGAACAACCTGATGACTTCGATGAATATACTCCAGAGATGTTAGAGTATTGTGTTCAAGACGTTTTACTAAATGAAAAAGTTTACTTTGCTTTACTAGATGAAGGTAAGAACTTTGACCCGGCAAGTTTAGAATTAGAAACTGAAGTTGCTAGAATAATGATTGAGCAAGAACAGACTGGTTTTTTATTTGATGTTGAAAAAGCTATGAAGCTATTAGCAAAATTAAAAGCTAGAATGACTGAAGTAGAGGATGAAGTACAGATAACATTTAAACCAAAACTTGTTGATGTTAAAGAAGTAACTCCGAAGTTAAAGAAAGATGGAACATTATCTAAGTCAGGACTAACTTCAGAGGAGTATGAACGATTACAAGAAACTCAAAACATAAAACCATTTATGCGACAAGAGTTACAAGAATTTAATTTAGGTTCTCGAAAACAAATCGGGGAATATTTAATGGACTTTGGCTGGAAACCGGAACGATTTACTCCGACAGGTCAGCCAATAGTGGATGAGGGTACACTTAAAAAGATAACTCACATACACGAAGCTCGGCTCATTGCCGAGTTTTTATTATTACAGAAACGTATTGCACAGATTTCTTCTTGGATAGATGAATTACAAGGTGAACGAGTGCATGGTAAAGTAATACCAAATGGTACTATAACGGGTCGCATGACTCACAGAAATCCTAATCTAGCTCAAGTTCCCAGTATCCATACTCCTTATGGAGAAGAATGTAGAGCTTGTTGGATTGTACCTACTGGATACAAACTTTTAGGTATTGATGCTAGTGGCTTAGAACTCAGAATACTAGCTCATTATATGAATGATGAATTATATATTGACGAGGTAATTAATGGAGACATACACACGACAAATCAGGAACTTGCAGGACTTGAATCAAGAGATAAGGCGAAAACTTTTATCTATGCCCTCATCTACGGAGCAGGAGATGAGAAACTTGGAAAAGTGGTTGGAGGAAACAGAGAAGATGGTAAGCGACTTAGAAAACGTTTTCTTACCAACTTGCCATCACTTGAGACTCTTACGAACAGAGTTCGAGAAGCTTCTAGGCGAGGATTCTTAAAAGGTTTAGACGGAAGAAAGATTTTTGTGAGAAGCGAACATGCTGCTTTGAATACTTTACTACAAGGCGGTGGAGCAATAGTTATGAAAAAAGCTATGTGCATTTTGCATACTCATATACAATTAAATACATTAGATGCTAAATT